ATCTTTTCATATACCGGCTTCAATGTCTCACCTGGGTAGGCTAATAGGTAGTTCGGGTCGGAAATCACTCCTCCCGAAGCACGCTCCTGTCCGTTCCTTCTGGGAACGACTGGGGGCGTGAAACCGAATGCTCGTTTAACGAGTTCGGCACACTTCTTAGCCGCTGCAGGATCTGTTGTACCGTACTTTTCGATGTACCCGTTAAGGTAATCGATCATACGCAATGCACAGATTCCATCATTGCTACCCGCGAGTCTTTGCTTCACCCTTAAGGGTGTTACGTTGACTCCTAGGTAATAGTCGCCACCACAGCTTTCCCTAAAAGGGCCTGTGATGAAGCTCTTGTTAAGGTTGACACGAAGTCCAACCTTTTCAAGAACGTCGGCTAGTCGAAGCGCGTGAGCGCTTCGCACAATGATGTCGTCGCCGAAAACACTGATTACCGGGCTTTTTCCGCGTTCTAACGATGTGATTAAATCATCGTAGTCAACGCTGCCCGGGTTCTCAATGTGTTTTAAGACGGCCCTTTTCAGGGCCTTCTTCTCGGCTGTTAACCCCTTATTAAAGAGTCGGCGTATAGCCTCCTCCGAATAATAAGGGTTCGCTGCATGTGTCAACGCCCAAAAGACAATCGTTTCAACGGGAAAGCATACTGCTGATCCCATTGGCGCGAACTTGAGGAGGGTGATTTCATCACCTCCTGGCAAGACAGTCGATTCAGAGCGGCAAGCATCAAAAGCCTCCATCCATTCGGACGGAAAAAGCCTAGATACAAGCCACCTACTGACGCGATCGCTCGCCTCTTTTAGGTCTACAGTGGCAACAGTGCCATTGTAGCGTGATCCTAGACAAGCTAGGACCTGATTGCGGTTTTGATCAGTTGTACTGATCTCCATCCGCACGTTGGGATACTCGTCCATTATTCCATATGCAAGGGTCATAAGACCCTTTTGTATGTACATGAACTCCCGTGGCTCGGCACTAATTAGCCGTGGACCACGTGAGTCCTTTGGGACGAGCACGACACGTGCACAGGGTTCATCATCCTGTACCAGAGATAGACCATCAGACGTTGATACGTCTTCTAATCCATTAACTCCAGAGACAAACCACTCAGAATACTTATAATAAGCATCGAGCTTCGCAATAAAGCGAGGTTTCTCCCACCTACCCCAAGGGGTAGATTTACAAGCGGTGGCGCCTGTGCCATACCTTGGATCGATATCAAGTGGCGATTTGCCGCGGAACAGCCTAGCAATGAGCCTTTCGGCTCTGTCTAGGATAACTGTTAAGGGAAGGTCTCTATAGGCCTTCTCATTCGCGATAACGTCGTCACTACTCACTCCTAACGCCGTGTAGGCATCAGTGTGTGATTTACCGACAATGAAATCGTCCGTTTTCCCGATAAGGGATCGCGTAACGACGTCGAGGTCATCTTCAGTCTGCACGAATGCAGAAAAGGTAGCCTCGGCTTGTTCATTGCTCCATGGTACTTCGTACTTGTAGAAGGCATATGCAATTTGCCGTATACAAGCAACAGCTGAACCCGCGTTATCATAGCGGAAACCGAGGTGGCTAGCTGCGGGTTGCCAGTAGTTAGAACTTGCAAAAGTTCTAATGTAATTACTGACTTCCCCATCAGAG